GCCGCGAGCGACACCACCCGGACCGCCCGATGCGCCCCATCGTGAGTACCCGGAGCCAATGGCATGACGGACGAGAGGGAACGACTACGCGAGGCGCTGCCGTCCATCGAGGAAGTTGCGTCGGCGCTCTACGAAACGGACCCTCCCGAGTCGTGGATGAGGACCGGCACCGACGAATATCGCAAGCGCGCCACCGCGATGCTCGACATCATCGTCAGAGATGCTGTGGGGTTGCATGATCCCGACCATCCATTCCCGCAGTCGTGCATCGACCCGAGCCATGCCGCCCTCGCCCATGACCGGCCTTCCGGGTCTGGGCTGAGAGCCACCGTAGACGGAGCGTTCGACAAGGCGCGCCGTATGTACGTCTCGCCAGCGCATCAGGCCGACTCGATTGACGCCGCGATTGGCGATGCGTTGAACGAGGCGCAGGAAGGAGTCCGCGCCGCCCTCTCCAGCTCTAGCGACCCGGAGGCTGGGGGGCTGCCGACTAGTGTCGATCCAGTGGTTGGCCTCAAGTGTCCGATGTGCGGAGGAACTGGCCGCATCTTCGACGTGACGGCGGCGATCGAGGACGCTCAGCGCGCTGGTGATATTCGACTCGTGGAACCCGCCGCACGCACCGAAGCCAAGCCAGAGACACCGCAGTACACGCCCGGAGGTCTGCGTTACCCGACGGTCGGTGAACTCCACGGCGAGCCGAGCACGGAACCAATGCTACGCACTAGCCGCCAAGCCAGAGGCACCGGCATGAGCATCGACGAAGCGTGGGCCGAGGCTGAGAAGGCGCTGCCTGATGACTGGAGTTTCGGGCTGACGCCGTACTGGGACCACGGTCGCTGGTTCGGCTGGGAAGTCGAGGCTCATGCGGCCACCTACGAGTTCGACGACAACCGGGCGCTATCGACAGGCACGCTAGGTGCATTCCCGGACCCCGTCACCGCTCTCCGTGCCCTCCTCGCCCGTCTCACCGAAGCCAAGCCAGAGACACCGGCATGAGCGAGCTACACCAAACGGCTGACTTTGACCTTCGTCCCGATGGGGGCTGGTATACCGCGACCTGTACATGCGGACACACCGAGGGACCGTTCCCCGATCCGGAGACGATGGTGGACGCGCTCATGGATCACGCCTACTTCGCTGGCCGTGACGAGGCGACATCCGAGGAGAAGGGATGACCGACAAGAGGGAACGACTACGCGAGGAACTTACGCCGCAGGAAGTCGCTGAGTACGCGGTGTGGTATGCCCGGAAGGTCAAAGGTCCAGCCGACAAAGTCGCGGCGGCGCTTCTCGAAGAGTTTCCGTGGTTGCGTGAACCGCTAGAAGCCGCCGCCCTCGCCCATGACCTGCCTATGGGCATTCGTGGTGGTGACGACGATGAGGACCAGTACGCCGCCCTCGCCGTTGACCGGCCTTCCGGGTCTGGGCTGAAAGAGGCGGTCAAGCACTTCCTCGAAGCATGGCCGAACATCGTCAATCACCCGCGCTACGACAACGTCGAAGTAGCCGCTCTCCGCGCCGCCCTCTCCGGCTCTAGCGACCCGGAGGCTCAGTGCTCCGGATACGCAGGCGACCCCGGAGCGTCCGCGCCGCGATGCGAGTCCTATGCGGGCCATCCCGGACGCCACTTCATTCGACCGTTTGGCTCTAGCGACCCGGAGGCTGTGGGGCTGGACGTGGGAGCGTTGCGATCCGTCGTGGAACAGGCAGCACGGATGGGCTCGTGCTCGCAGACGCACCACGAGTGGATCGCGAAGGCTGCCGTGGCCGCCCTCACCGAAGCCAAGCCAGAGACACCGGCATGAGTAGGGCTAATCCGGAAAGCCAAGCCAGAGTCACCGGCATGAGCGAGCCGCGCACCGAGGCTGGACGACGGCTGCTGGCTGGGCATGGGCATGTCAAGAGTTATGACGGCCCGCCAGCCGAGGAAGCGCCGTGGTGCGCGGCCGATGATGAGGAATGGCCCTGCCCGTTGGTTCGGAACATCATCGCCATCGAAGCCGAAGCCGCCGCAGCCTCTGAGCTGAACATAGTGGCACTCGGGGATGCGCTGTACGCGGCGCTCGGTTGGTCGACGGCGCGTTACCGCCCCGACCGAGCGCACGACCACGACGACTACGCGACGTACGATCCAATCCCCCAAGGCATCGTCTCTGGTGACCGTGACCACCCCGATTGGGCTGCTCTTACGGCTCGCGTTGCGATGTGCTACCGCGCCGCCCTCCTCGCCTCCCGGCTCGACGCTGACAAGGAGGGGGAGGGATGAGCCGCATCGATCTGATTGAGGAGGAAGGGGAACACTGTCAAGCGTGCGGTCGTGCCTACCTCAGCATTGGCTGGTGGTACGCCGACGATGACTTGTGGGCCGAGATCACCGATCGCTCGGATGGATCAGGGCTGCTCTGCCCGGATTGCTTCGGTCGAATGGCGAGAGCTAAGGGCATCGGACTGCGGTGGCGACCCGAGGTGAACTGGCGGACAGCGGATGGATGGTCGTTGCCGGGACGCTGCGCGGTGGCGAACTCACCGAGCGTCACTGTTGCGGTGACCAACTCCGAAGTCGTGGTAGACCGGTCTCGGTGAGCGGCGTATGACGGAGCCGCGCCTCGCCTACACCGTCGCAGAAGTCGCGGATCTGCTCGGCAAGTCCCGACTCCAGGTGCAGCGCTGGCTGCTGGCCGGCGAGCTGCCGGGAACCAAGGTCGGCGGCGTGTGGTTCGTGCCGGTCGACGCGCTCACCGCCAGGCTGAGGGGCTACGATGACGAACGTGCGCGGCCATCACGAGGGGACGCTCTTCCGGCGGAATCGGGACAAGCGCTGGGTGGCGATGGTGACGATGCCGGACGGCCGCCGCCGGTCCGCGTCCGCAAGGTCCAAGGCGGACGGCGTGGCGCTGCTCGAGGAGCTCAAGCGACAGCGGGACGCGCAAGTGGTCGATCCGCGGAGCTTGACCCTTGGGACGTACCTCCGAAGGTGGCTGGATGATGTCAAGCCGAATCTCGCGCCAGAGACGTGGCGGAAGCACGAGTCCATCGTCCGAGTCCATGTGGTACCCGCGCTGGGGCATGTTCGATTGTCCCAACTGTCGGTGCGAGATGTCGACACGTGGCTTTCTCGACCTGGTGGGTCCGACGGACAAACCCGTCGGCATCACCGTGCGACGCTGCGCCGAGCACTTGGCGATGCGGTTCGAGGCGGACTCATCGTTCGTAACGTCGCTGCCCTCGCCAAACCACCCCGATTGGCCCGACGAGAGCGCACCGTCCTAGATGCCGACCAGGTGCGCGTGCTGATCGAAGGGACGCGAGCCGATCCGCTCGGTCCTTTGTGGACGCTGGCCTCGACGACCGGCATGCGCCTCGGCGAGATGCTCGCGTTGACGTGGGAGGACGTCGAGCTCGACGCGAATCCGCATGTCAACGTCCATGCCACTCTTCACCGCGTGGACGGCGAGTGGCAGCGACGCGAACCCAAGACGGAGAAGTCGCGGCGCGTCGTCCCGCTCCCAGCCGTCACGGTAGAGGCGCTGCGGCGCATCCGTCGGCTGCATGGCCTCGTGTTCACCACCGACAAGGGCTATCCGCGCCACGGCTCGAACCTGCCCAAGGAGCTGCACAAGGCGACCGACCGGCTGGGCCTGCCGCGCGTCGGCATCCACGACCTCCGGCATTCGGCGGCGACGATCCTGTTCGCCCGCGGACTGCCCATCGAGGCCATCGCGGACCTGCTCGGCCACAGTACCGTCCGCGTGACGCAGGACCTCTACCGGCACCGGGTCCAGGAGTTCTCCGAGCTGGCAGCGAAGCGCATGCAGGAGGCCGTGGGATGATCGGGAAAGCAATGGACGACTCGTTCAGGCGTGGCATGGTCGTGGGTGTCTCACTGACCTTTGCGGTGATCGCCGCCATGAAGCTGCTCGGGGTGGGATGACGCCCGCTCTGCTTGCGCTTCTGCTTGCGGGACGTTGCTCTCGCAACGGGTTGTGGAGGCGACGACCGGATTCGAACCGGTGAATAGGGGTTTTGCAGACCCCCGCTACGGTGCGCGGATAGGCCGGTTCGTGCTCGTATCCGATGTCATCCGATGCCATAAGACGCAATCCTCTGCTTGCGTTCTGCTGTCGCTGCACCGCATGATTCCGCCTGTGCGCCACTAGCGGTCGCTCCGCATCCGCGTGTCCGGTGAGATGAGTGCCGTCACCGACCGCCGCTTCCGAGATCGCCGGCCTGTCAGCCTTCGCGCTGTTCGTGTTCATCACGATGTTCGCCGGCGTAGCGCTGTGGCGGCGCTGGATCGTGCTCGGCTTCTTCTACGACATGGAGCGCCAGGGGCGGGTGATCGCCGAGACGCAGGCGGTGCGCAACGCCGAGGCGCTCGAAGCCACGTCCAAGGCGCTGGTGGCGGCCATGAAAGAGATCGCCGGCCTGCGTCGCGATGTGCGGCTGCTGCGTGACGAGCTCCGTCCTGTCGTTTCGAGGCGGCCTGATGGGTAGCCGCTTGCGCGCGCTCCTCGAAGCCCTGATGCCGTGGTACTCGGCCAAGGAAGCGCACGACCACGACCGGCGCACCGAGGCCATCCGGCAGCGCAGCGTCAAGGCCCGTGAGACGTCGGAGCGGGTGCGTGACCTCGCCACCGCCAAGCTTGGCTCGTACCAGCGGGTCCGGGTTCGTTGAGTGGCCCGTCCGCCGTGTCGTGGCTGCTCATCGGCCTCGCCGTCATCGACTGGCTGGCGACGGTGATCCTGGTGCGTGCCGCGTTGCAGCTCGACGAACCGGCCCTCCAGGAGCGCGCTTCGACGTCGGTCATCCTGAGTGTCGGCGCGTCACTGGCCGCGGTGCTGGCGGGCGCGTTCCTGCTCGGCGTCATCCTCGCCGACGGCGTGGCCTTCCTGTTCCTGTGCGCGGGGCTGGTGATCCTGAGCGCGCCACAACTGCTGTGGGTGCTGGCCTACTGGCGCGGGAAGTTCCGGTGAACAGCACCTACGAACCGAAGCAGGCCTCGCTCGACGCGCACGTCCATGCCTACGAAACCCACTGCGAGGACGAGCAGAAGGCGCGCCTCGCCGCCAACTACGCCTACGGCGAGGAAGCGGAGATGTACCAGGCCGAGGCTGAGGCGCACCACGCCGCCTGCCTCACGTTGCTGGCGATCATCGAGAAGGACACGCCGTGATGGCTCGATACAACCCGAGATCGACCGAGGTTCGTTGGGCCAAGCAGCCACGTATCTGCGACTTGTGCGCCGGGACACGACCGCTCGTCCGCTTCCAGTTGACGCATACCATGCGGCCGGCCGGCGCGGCGCGGACGACGACGCGCGGTTGCGGGGCCATCTTCCTGTGTGAGCGGTGCTGGAAGCCGCTGCGCGCCAGGACGCGCGCTCAGCCAATCGCCTTCATTCCGAAGGCAAAGGCCATCGCGTGAAGCGTCTCGCCTTCATCGTCGCCACCACCCTCAGCGCGCTGCTGGCCATGCACCACGCTCCCCCGGTGACGTGGCCGGCCAAGGCCATCCGCACCCCCGAACCGGAGCCGTCGCGAACCGCCGACACGCGCGCGCGTTGGCCGAGCACCCATTCCCGCGTCCGGGGCAACTGGTGCGCGTTCGCGGGCTCGCTGCGCAATCGCACCTGCCGGGTGGGGCCGTGACCGCGCTCTGTCCGACGTACGTCGTCCCCAATGCCTCGCAGCTGCTCCAAGGCGGGAGCACTGGCAAATACGACTGCACCGCGTGGGCTGCGCGCGTCGTCATCGCCACGTCGACGTGCGGGGCCAAGGTCCCCAGCGGCCGGACCATCCGGCTGCAGACCAACGAACCCATCCCGGATCCAGACTCGCCGGGGCTCAACCTCAGCCAGGTCGCGACGGTGGCGCGCGAGCACTACGGCGTGTACATGGACGTCCGCACCGGCTTGCGCAAGGTGACGTGGGACGAGTATGAGCGCCGCAGGAAGGCTGGTCAGCCGGCCGAGATCCAGGTGAGCTACGCCCCGATCGCGGCCTCCAAGTACGACGCCGGACGTGGTTTCCGCGGCGGGCATGCGATGGCCGAGACGACGCACGCGACGTACGACTCGCTGGCCGACGGACGGGCAGCGGGGGTGTTCAAGTTCAACGGCACGCTGTACACCCGCAGCCTCATCAGGGAGGCGGCCGGCAAGCTCGTCATCAACCAGCGCGGCGACACCGTCGGTCTCGGGTTCGTGTGGGCGGCGTTCGGACGCGACGTCGTGCCGTCGTACCGCTGCCGCGTCCCGGCCGGGCCGGTGCTCGTGTACGCCCTGGTCAGCGGCAAGGTGACGAGCCGGCGTGTCGCCACGACGGCGGGCTTCACGGCATCGTGCAGTCCACCCCGGTCCTACCCGTGGCCCGCCAAGGCTCGCACCGTGACGCTGGTCAAGGTGACCGGCGGCGTGCATGCGGGCTGGTACATCAGCGCGAAGTACGCGACGGAGTTGTGATGGGCTACATCCCGCCTCCCCCGCCTCGCGAACCCTTCCGCCTCAACCTCGACCGGCACGGCATGCCCCGCGACTACGCGACCTACGTGTGGCTGCTGTACGGCCGTCGAGTCGAGGACAAGTCCCCTCAGCGCCTCGCCTTCGCGCGAGCCGCAGTCGGTCCAAGCATGGATACACGCTGACCATGGAGGCATGACATGACCGAACCGCGACCCGACGACGACGAGCTCGACCCCGACGTCCAAACCGATCCCGTCCCCGTGCTCCCGGACGACCCCGAACCCGAGGACGACGCCAGCGTCACCGACGAACCACCCACGGAGGGAGACAACCCATGATCGACCGACTCAAGCGTGAACCCGTCCTGGTCGTCAGCGTCCTGTTCGCGGCGGCCTACGCCGTGGTGCAGACGCTCAATGGCTCGGGCGTCATCAGCCCCGACATCGCCGACACCATTGGCAAGGCCATCAACCCCGAAGGCGGTTGGCTGCTGCCCATCGTGGCGGGCCTCATCATCCGCTTCTTCGTGACCCCGACCGCCGCTCCCGTCGTCAAGGAAGGCACCGAGGTCACCGTGGTCACGCCTCCGGGCGAGCCCAATCGGTCGGTGAGGGTATGAGCCTGCACCTGATCCTGTACATCGTGGCCTTCGTCTGCTTCGTGGCCGCCGCTATCGGGGTGAGCGCCGGCCGGCTGTCGCTGCTGGCGGTCGGGCTCGCGGCGTGGGTGCTCGTCAACCTTGTCTAGATGTACGAGTACCGCTGTACGCTGGTCCGGGTCATCGACGGTGACACCGTGCGCCTGACGGTCGATCTCGGGTTCAGCCTCGAACGGCGCGACGACTCGTATCGCCTAGGACGGATCGACGCGCCCGAGATGTCGACGCCCGCAGGGCCTCCGTCCAAGGACCACCTCGCCTCGCTGCTCGCGGGCAAGAGCCTGCTCGTGCAGACGTCGAAGGCCGACAAGTACGGGCGCTGGCTGGTCGAGCTATTCGCCGATGGGGTGAATCTCAACGACGCGATGGTCACCGACGGCCACGCCGTCTACAGAACCTACTGATGGAGCTGTACGTGCGCTTCTACGTGCGCCTCGGCTGGCAGATCGTGGCGCGCGTCGTGCACATGGGCTGGGTCCATTGAAGCCCGAGACGTACGCCTCCGAGAACGCCCGCTCCAGGCAACGCAAGATGGCGCGCCCCAAGGACCTGCTCGGCTGGTACATGGCGGGCTTCCGCGAGGAGGTCCCCGACCGACTGCATACCCGCGGGGTGTGGCGCGACGCCCGGCGGCGCGGGGACGTCGAGGCGTACCAGCCGGTCGGCGGGTCGGTGCTCGGCTCGCCGCGGGTCAGTGATCCGTTCCGCGCCTTCCTCGAGGACGACGCGTTCGGCACCGAGGCCGCCGAGTACGAGGGCCACCGCGACATCCACAACCACTACCGCACGCCGATGCGCGCGGCCCTTGCGAGGCTGGCAGGGAGAGGGCATCCGACCGAGCCGTACCCGTTCATGGCGCGCTGCCTGTACCGCACCGCCCTGCGTGACGGCGATTGGGACGGGGCGTGCGCATCGCTGGGCATCATCGAGCCGGTGCGTCGGCCGTACATCGAGGCGGCCCTGCACCGGCTGTACGAGCGGTATCACGAGGAACCACCCCAGAACTACTACCGAGAGACGCAGGAAGTCGCGTAGACTCCGCCCAATCGAATCCCGAGCCGGGCACCGGACTCCCGGCGGCGTAGCCAGCCACACGGCAGCGCTCGGGCCTCGCCATCTCCAGGAGGCTCTAGCCATGCCCCGCACCCCGATCGTCGTCCGTCTCGACGACGGCAAGGACCACCTCATCATCGACGGCGAGGTCACCGGCTGCGGCCAGGTCGTGCCGCCTTTGACACCGTGGGAAGCCGAGCTCGACAAGCCGTGCGCGACGTGCTTCCCCGACGAGGCGAAGGCCAAGAAGGCGACCAAGGCGGCGTAGATGTCCGGCGGTCGTCCCACCAAGCGCCTACCCGCTAACCAAGCCGCCATCGTAGAGGCGCTGACGAAGGGCTATACGCGCACCGCAGCAGCAGCGGCAGCCGGGATGACGTACGACACGCTGCGTGAGTGGGAGAAGGCCGACACCGAGTTTTCCGATGCCATAGAAAAGGCGGAGGGTCTCGCTAAGGGCCGCATCATCGACAAGATCGCGGCATCCTCGTCATGGCAGGCGCAGGCATGGATCGCTGAGCGCCGTTGGCCCGCCGAGTTCGGTATCAGGCAGCGGGTGGAGATGACTGGTCCGGACGGAGGTCCGATTGAGCACCTCGACATCAGCACCCGTCCGGACCACGAACGCGAAGCTCTCGCCGAAGCTATCCGCGATCATCTCCGCAGCCAGGACACCGAGCCAGCAGAAGGCGCTGCTACGGGAGATCGGGAGGCTTGACGGCTACGGCTCCTACCTAGCGGAGCCGGTCGAGTTCATCCGCGAGATCCTCGACGAGGAGCCGTGGTCGATCCAGGCGCGCATCGCGCGGGCGGTCGTCGACCACCGCTCGGTAGCGGTACCGTCGTGCTTCGGCTCGGGCAAGGACTGGATCGCCGCTCGGGTCGGGGTGTGGTGGGTGGCCACCGGGGGCATCCTCATCGCCACCTCGAACACCTTCCCCCAGCTGCGCGACATCTACTGGCGCGAGCTTAGAACAGCCCATCGGCGAGGCACCCTGCCGGGCAAGCCGTCGTGGGGCAACGACCTGCGCTGGGACGTGGCGGACGGGCAGTGGGCCATCGGCCGCAAGCCCGACGATACCGACCCCGAGGGCCTTCAGGGCATCCACGGCCGACGGGTGCTGGTGGTCATCGACGAGGCCAACGGTGTGTCACCCCAGCTATGGGAAGCCGTCCGAGGGCTCGTGGTCAACGCCGAGTCACGCGTGCTGGCGATCGGCAACCCGTGGGAACCGACGGGGCCGTTCTACGAGGCCTGCCAGTCGGCCAACTGGCACGTCATCCCGATCAGCGTGTTCGATACCCCGAACTTCACCGGCGAGACTGTTCCGGACAAGGCCGCCACCGAACTCGTCGGGCCGGTCTGGCTGGAGGAGCGTCGCAGGGACGGCCTCGAGGGCACGCCGTGGTGGCAGGCCAAGGTGCTCGGCCAGTTCCCCGACACCGCCAGCAACGCCGTCATCCCGCTGTCATGGGTGGAGGCGGCGCGGGTGCGCGATCAGGTGACCGACGCACGGGACTGGGCGGGCCTCGACGTCGCACGCTTCGGCTCGGACGACTCGGTACTCGTGGAGGGCAGTGGCAATGGCCCGGAATCGGCGCACATCGTCCACGGCCAGGACACCATGGTGGTCGCTGGGATCGGCAAGTCCTATCTCGACCGACGCCGGGGTACCCTCGCCGTTGATGTCATCGGCGTTGGTGCGGGGGTCGTGGACCGAATCAGGGAGCAGCATCCTCCCGGTACGCTACTGGGCGTCAACGTGGCCGACGCTCCGCAGCACGACCCTGAGCTACTCCTCAACCTTCGCGCCGAGCTATGGTGGGACGTCCGTAGACAGCTCGACCCCGCCACGACCGACGAGCCGCTGAGCCTCGCCCGCCTCGACGAGCCGACCTACCAGCGCCTACGGGCCGAGCTGACCGCGCCGACCTACCGCATGACCTCGTCGGGCAAGGTCCAGATCGAGTCCAAGGAGGAGCTGAAGGCCAGGGGCCTCCCCTCCCCGGACCTCGCCGACGCCTTCAACCTCGCCATCCACGCCCGGTCACGCGCTCGACGCCGGGTCCGAAGCTTCGGAGCTGCCGCGTGACGACTCTATATGCCGAGTTTTCGAGCGACGGCAAGCCAATCGTGATAGCCGGGTTTGTCGAGCGCCCAGGCGGCCTTAGCCGCAGGGCAGGCAACATCGTGATCCGTCTCCTCGGTTGGAGGCGGAGCACCGCACCAGCGACAGACACCCGTAAATGGATGCCGAGCGTTGTCGTAGATCTCCTCAAGCACCGTTCGGTAGTCGTCGGCCTTGCTCATCTATCCCCTCGTTTTCGGGACTGGCGTGAAGGGTCGCGTGCTGTAGCGGTTGGGTTCACCGGGTCGACCCTTCAGCGGGATGCGCTCCGCGCCCCTTCGCTGGGCCTTGACGGCGGTCCACGTCGAGTGGCCGAGGTCGTTGCCGTTGAGGATGCGGCGGATGTACTCGCTGATGGTGAAGCCGCGGGCCTGCGACTTGGCCGAGACAGCCTCCCATTCCTCGTCGGACAGGTAGACGATGCGGCGCTTGTAGGTAGCCATGCGGTGCATGGTACACGGTGCACGGTGCACACGTGAGCGAATGGGACGGCACCCCGTGGGCCGGCACCCCCGCCAGTCAGATCGCCATCCGCGAACCGCTGGGCATCACGCGCCTGCCGCTGAAGGCCGTGACCGGCCCCGGCGTGGCGACGTACGCCAACGACTACCCGCTGTCGAGCCTCGGCAACAGTCCCCAGGACAAGTGCGCGGCCTACCTCAAGGCGTACAAGTGCGGCTGGTTCTACAAGGCCGAGTCCAAGATCAGTGGTGACCTCTCGACGCTGCCGTGGACGGTCAGCGACGGGGACATCGAGTCGGATGACCCGCGGGAGACGGAGATCGGCCGGCCCGACCTCGACGTGCCGTTTGAGGCACTCAACCCGATCGAGCAGTTCATGCGCCTCATGGAGCGGCCCAACCCGCGCCAGACCGGCAGGCAGCTGCGTCAAAAGACGTTCATCCGCCGGGACATGGCGGGCGTGGCGTTCTGGTACCTCGAGGCGGCCTCAGAGCGCAGCCCGATCACCGCGATCTACGGCATCTCGCCGTCGAGATTGTGGCCGGCCTACGACACGCGCAAGCAGCTGATGGGTTACGTGCTCGACTACAACCAGCCCGGTGGAGGCACGCCGTTCGAGACGTGGGAGATCGTGCCGTTCTCCAACGCGTCGGCCGACGACGACGACATCTTCGGCATCGGCGCGGTCGAGGCGGTCTACGCCGAGCTCCCCCTCACCGACCTGCTGACCAAGCACACCGCCGACCTGCTCTCTACCGGAGGCCGGCTGGCGGGCATGCTGTGGCCCAAGGAACGCAGCCTCAACGAGGACGAGTTCACCGACGCGCAGCGGGCGTGGCGCAACGTCGTGTCGGACCCTGCCTCTGCGCGGAGGCTGCTGCTGTTCCCGGAGCCGATGGAGTGGACCGCCGGTGCCTCGACGCCTGCCGAGATCGGCATCCCCGAGCTCGCGTCGCTGAACCGCGACAACATCCTGACGGCGTTCCCCATCGCACCCGAGATCCTCGGCGTGCCCATGCCGCAGGGCATGAACGCGTCGGGGGCCACTAGGCGGGAGCTGTACGACTTCTACTGGTCGGACACCATCGGCCCGCGCGCGGCATCGTTCGACGAGATCGTGCAGACCACCATCATCAGCCGCTACGAGGGGCTGATGGGCCAGACGTTCCGCTTCGAGACGGAGCTGCCGCAGCTCGACGACGCGTCGTCGCTCTTGGAGAAGGCGGGCGCCTTCCGCTCGCTGGTGAGCATCGGCTTCGACCCCAAGGACACCATCAAGGCGGTCGGCCTCGACCACATCAAGTGGACCCAGCTGCCGCCGCAACTCGACCCGAACAAGCCGCCCGAACAACCGCAACTGCCGACGGGCAATCAGCAGATCCCCGCCACCTCGGCATCGGTCACCGACGACACGCGCGACAACTCCAGCGTCAGCCAGGTGGTGTCGAAGGCGACCAAGAGTCGCGAGACCATCGCCGACACGTCCAAGGGACGGGTGGGGACCTTCCTGCACGACCAGCGCGAGCGGCTCAGTGAGCGGATCCGCACAACCTTCCCGGCCAACCGCAAGGGCCAGGACACCAAGGCGCTGCGCATCGCCGCGGTCAAGGCGCCCGACTGGTTCGACAAGGCCGAGGAGGACCGCATCCTGCGTCAGGCGTTGTACGGGCTGTACCTCGACGCCTCTCGCGGCTCGCTCCAGGTGGTGGCCGACCTGCTCAACCGAATCATCCCCAACAAGGCCGTCGACCGCGTGGTCGCGGACATCGCCGACTACGGCGGGGAGCGCATCGTCGACATCAACGCCGTGACGAAGGGCGCGCTGACCGACCTGCTCACGGTCGGCACCGAGCGCGGCTACAGCATCCCGCAGCTCATCGACGGCGTGCCCGACGAGGGCTTCGCAGGCGTCAAGGGCGTGACCCTCGACAACGGCCTGCCGGCGTTCGGCGACGCCCGGGCCGAGACGATCGCGCGCACCGAGACGGCACTGTCGTACAACCGCGCGGCGCTCGACGCGTACAAGGAGTTCAGCGTCAGTCATGTCATCGCCTACGACGGCGACGGCGACGAGGTGTGTGCCGAGCGCAACGGCAAGGAGTTTACCGTCGAGGAGGCGTTCGGCATCGAGGACCACCCCAACGGCACCCTCGACTGGGCGCCGGTCGTCGACAAGGCCGCGCACTTCGACGAGGAGCGCACCGTCAAGGCCATGACCGAGCTGGCGCGCTATATGCAGCCAGTCATCAAGGCCGACAGCGTGCAGATGCCGCTCACGCTCGACCCAGTGCCGTTCACCGACGCGCTCAAGGAGCAGACGGCGCTGACCGTAGAGGCCATCGGCAAGCTACCGGCGCCGGTGGTCAACGTGCCCGAGGCCCAGATCATCGTCACTCCAGCCAAGGCGCAGGGCACCCAGGACGTGCGCATCGTCGACGACATCTCACCGCCCAAGGCCAAGCGCGTGGTCCGCGGGGCGCCGTCCAAGCAGTACCCGGCGGGACCGATCGAAGGAGTCGTGGACGTCAAATGAGGTTCATCCCCAAGCAACGCTCGCAGTGCGCCAAGTGCGACCGACCGATCGTCGAGCGCAAGCGCAAGCCATGCCCCGACTGCGGCTCGCTCAACCGCGTCATCGCCCGCTCCGCCGACGACGCCGTCGGCGCCAACGACAAGCTGTAAGGAGACACAGTGCGTCTGATCGTTCCCCGCGTCGAGGTCGCCCAGCGCTTCGACGACGGCGCCCTGCTCACGCTGCTGCGAGGCCCCAGG